ACACTATCAAAACTTGCAGAGTTTACATTTTTTGCTATTAGGGTAGTATTACTACCATTTATATTCATTTGCACCTATTTCGTAACAAATCTGCCCTTTATATGTTACAAGATATAACCGAATTACCCCTAACTATGTCACAGATAATGGAAAATTTGTGACACTAATTCGGACTTTGGCTGAAAATAATTACCGACTTTGGCAAATGTCATGTTTTTAGTATCAAAAACTGGACATATATTTCTAATTTGTAAACTCTGCATGGATTTTTATGTAAAATTCATGCAAAATAGAAATATAGTTCCCATTTTGGTTACAAGTTTACCAATAGAAAACTTTATCAATCAGTAATGAGCCGTTTATCGTTCATTTACGGCTCAAGTTGCACTATAAAGCAACTTTATTTGAGCGATAACTACTCTTCGTACTCATCCTGGTCATTCATATCAAGCAACTCACCTTTATCATGGTCATATAACGGAATCTCTGGTATCTCACTAGCCAATGTGGCTGGAACAGTAAAGCTGTTATCTTTCTGAGTATCGAAATTAATTATATTCTCATCTCCATCAAGTTGCTTCTGCAAGTTAGGCAATTCTGACGGCTTCACTACGTTGACCGTAATTTGCTTGACCACATCGCCTTCATGGGCCACCTCAGTTTTTTCAATGTAACCTCTACGTTTACCTTTAGTCTTTAAAAGAAACATAGTGGCCAAGGTATCTCCCTTTGTAACCCTTTCCATTAACTTGTGCTCCCCCCAATCAAGCATAATCTCCTCTGGTTCTATTTCAGCCAAGGTCTTTTTAAACTCTATATCATTTTTCATCCATCCTTGATACATCGTTCTGCTAATACCACACGCTTGACAAGCTATGGTAATATTTCCAAAATTCTCTCGGTAAGCAATGATAAATGCTTCTTTCGTTATGTCCTTAAACTCTGCGTTCATATTATCGGTTTTTGGTTGGCGTTCTAATCGAAACAATACTCACTACCTTGTCTACCTTGATGTTATTAAACCCAAGTGCCTTACCACACTTTGGACACTCAAACTCCTTGTCCCTTATCTCACTGCTCCAGACATACTCCTCCAGACAAGTACCACACTTGCATCTATATATCCTTTTACCAATTGTATCTCTCATAACATCAATTTAAGATACCATCTTTAAGGACACTATCGATTCTATCCAATAGCTTTAAATGGTCAAACCTTTGCATCTCGTGAAGGACTCGAACCTACACACTCCATCTACTATGATGGGCTCTTGACCAATTGAGCTAACGAGATTCCATTGAGCTATGATACTGAGATCATAGCGGAGCAGTCAAAGCTACAACATATATACCAAATATTAAAATTTGTGAAAACAATGTTTTATATCAAAAATATGAGAGGCACATTGGCGTTGTAACATTGATTACACGAATAAAGTGCCTAGGGGGTACCCTATACAAGTATTAAATAAAATAAACATACATAACACACTATTAATCAAATACGAATTTGTCTTATAATTACCATTATGTTAAATAGTAAGACTTTCGTAGTGCAATTACTAATATAATTAAGCATACAATTTGTTACTCTGTCATTGTCGTAACATAAGACCTAACCCAATAAAAGATAACTAACACAAATTCAATAGTATTGGTAAAGCTGTCCTAATATAATATAAACTATATTATTTAATTAAGTATATATTATATATTATATTCTATATTATATCTTATATTATATATTATATATTATATACTATATATAGTATAAAATATATACGGACAATATAAAGGCGGTAAAGTTTCTTTACTATGAGTCTAAATATAGACCGAAAACTATTTTTAAAATATTTACTATTATTTTTGTTTATTTGATATTTGTGTATATCTTTACTCTGTCAATAATGACAAATAAACCTTTTAATTTATTATCATGAACACATTAACAAACATTATCGCAATCGCTCAATGTCTTTTATTTACAGCGTTTCTCGTTTCTTTTGTTTACTTAGTGGTAAACCTTATTAACGAGTCATTAACCTTAAAAACTAAATAACATGAGACACATTAACACAATTTTAGCCCTCTTATTAATTGGTGAGATCTATTACAAGGCTGACACATTAGGACCCTCAATTGCCCTTTGTTGTCTATTTATATCTAATTCAATAATAAATAAATCTAAATAATCATGGGACAAACAGTAACAATTGCCGAGGCTTTATTAATCAGCATTAGCACCGTATTAATATGGGCCTTTATAAAAACACTACTTGAGACAATAGAAAACAAAAACAAATAAACCTTTTAAACCTTAACACAATGACAAACACACAAACACAAACACAAGAATTTAGAATACAAGTGGACCAACTTTGTACAATTTGGACATCTAGCATAAAATTTATTGAAGCCACCACGCAAGAGGAGGCCGACAAAATAGCCCTTGAGATGTACAATAATGGGGAACTATTTGAAAACCTTGAGGACTTTGTATATAATTACGATACAGTAAAAGAAACTGAAACGATAGATATAATAAACGGAGAAGGCAACACATTAATAAGAATAAACTAATAAATCAAACACAATGAAAACTAAATTTAACAACTCGGAACTTTCGCACGTATGGGCCAACCAAACTCAAACACATGGCAAGGGCTCAAATATGTTTTTTGAGCATGATAGTATTTATTCATACGGTTATCATTTTAAGATTGCCAAACATATAACAAACAAAGAGGGCAAAAAGTGTGTTTTCTTTAATGATAGGAGCTATTCAAACAGTACAGCAAAACAGCAAAGCCTTGTTTGGCGTTCTATTCCTGCAAATGTGGAATTTTTTAAAGTTCGTAGTTTCTTTGATGATATTGAGAACTCGACAACGGCCCACTTAGAAAACTTAAAAAACTACCTTGAATATGCCGAGGAAAGCAAAGGAAAAGTAATAACAGCGACAAAGCTAAAAAACGGTTATATATCACAAACCGAAATAAGTATAGATATTTTTGAAAAGTACATCAAATTTTTTGGGTTTAATATAATTGAATATAATACCTTAAATACAAGGTATTCCGACATTGTTAATTGGTTGCATGAGTATAAACACTCAAACGAGTATAAACAATGGCAAATAAAACAAGAGGAAAACAAAAAGAAAGCCGAAATAAAAGCAATCGAAAAGGCAAAGGAAAGCATTGAATTATTTAGAGAGTTCAAAATATCCTCTATTTATGCCAATTTGGGCCACTACCTTTTAAGATATAACAAAGAGACGGAAAACGTAGAGACAAGCGGAGGCGTAAAAATGGCAAAAAATGTGTTTTTAACAGCTTACCAACGCTTAATTAATAACCAACTAATAAAGGGCCAACACGTAGGCGACTTTACTTTTAATGGGATTGAGGGCGAAATTATATCCGTTGGCTGTCATAAAATACCACTAATTGAGGTAAAAAATGTAGTTTCTTTACTAGGTTAACTGACGAGCTGTAATATCAGCGAAATAAGGGCCCATTAATTTGGGCCTTTATATTAACCAAAATTATTTACCATGTTCACACGTGTAAACAATGACATAAACGGGAACCCTCGTTATGTTTGTCATTTCCTACAAATTGCCGACACATACGAAAGGGCCCTTTATTTAGGTCGTAAAATAGGAGGGCGTAAATTCCACAATAAACAATTTGGCGGAGGTATTGCGTTCCAATCTTACAACATAGAAGCGACAGCGGAAAAGATTGCACAAATTAAGCAAAGCGAATATTTAGCGAAATAAGGCTAAATAAGACATACAAAAAGCGTTTGAGGTCTATACCTTAAACAATAAAGATAAGCCCAAAATGAGGCTGTAAAGTGCCAATAAAAGCATATTGAGACTACTTTGTACTTATAATTAGTATAAAAGTGCCTAAATGTGCAATAAAATACACATACGGCATCATTCGTACACCTATACCAAAAATCTGGCATAGCCAAAAATCTTGTATGGGTACGTAGGCAAAAATCCAGTAGCGGCAAAAATCTGTGCGGATAATGTTATAACAAAAATCTTTTACGTTATAACAATAATTTAACTAAAAAATATTAAATAATAACAAAAAACCTTTAATTTTACCAAACCAAAACAAAAAACCATGTTTGAATTAATCACCTTAACTTATCCCATGAGATGTGCTATCACTGGTACACTCATCTACAAAGGTCAACAAGCCTACTACAATTATGAGACAAAAAACTGCATCCACCCATTGGAATATGAGCGGTCTATGTCTAAAGCTGTCATCGGAGACACAAAAACCTACTTTACCAGATTATCTAAATTAAACACCAAAACACAATAACATGAAAACCTACACATTTATCGAAGAACACGATTTATTACTAAACGAAACATTTTACTTCACCAGATTAGACGGTCTCATAGTTTCTGGCACAATGTCCAAAGATTACGATAAGGCGTATTTGATATACCAAAATCTATCACTTGGATTACCTAGAAGCGAAGAGAAAGTCTTGTTTACGGTGACTACACCATCAAATTAAACAAATGAAACTAACCCTTGAACAGAAGAAAAAAGGTATAAAAGAAGAATATACCTACGTAAACAGTAACGGCAGAATCTCAAAACAGTACACTTACAAAGGCATGATTATTAAATGGGATAATCAAATCCTTAATGGTAAATGGTACTACTGGAGAAGCTCATATTACGCCTCACTTGACGCATCTGTTCTGGGGATAGACAGACACCTAAAATTATTTAACAAAACCAAATAACATGAAAATCCAACCACAACCAGACCAAATGACGGAGCAACAAAAAAAACACGCTCTTAGTCTACTTAAAGAAATGGTTTACGCAATTAAAACTATTGAAGAGTCTTTCGCCTTATTCTGTATTGATGAAGAAAACAAACAATTAGTAAAAAGACTAATGAAGGAATTTAATGATGAGCAAACAGATGGCATACCAGTTGACGAAACAATGGCATTTTTTCACACCTTTAAGATGAAAGCAGAAACAGAGTATCAAAAATTAAACGCATCAATAAATAAATACAATTAATATGGAAAACCAAGAATTAGAACTAACAGAAAAAACATTAACTCCAATATTCCCTTGTGAGTGGTGCTTTAAGTTTGGAGATAATGAACCACAAGTATTCGCAGCTACCAACGAAAAGATAGATGGCCAGGAACCAGCTATTAGATTAGTACTTGCTAACACAGAAGAGACTACCGTTACATTTCAAGATGGAGACAAGACCTTCACCCTATTCTGTAGAACATTAACAGAAGCAGGGGAGACATTAATTAATCAAAACAACCAACTACAAGATGATACAAGTAACGGATTATAGAGCAATGCTTCGTCATGGAGACATAAAAAAAATCTGTGCTATCACTGGGCTTACGCCTTATCTACTTAAAATTAGATTAGATAAACATGATTACGAAACAGTAGAAATAGTAAAAACTTATTACGCAAAGAAATTAGAGGCACTTAAAAACCAAATCAATGACTACAGTGAGAACTAGACCAACTAGAGAATCATTACTTACCAACAGATTAACAAAAATAGATACTAAGATTTTTAATAATATTATAGAACTTGTATCTAAGGCGTTCGAAATTGATATTAAAAAGATGTCACATAAATCTAGGGATAGAGAATTAGTATTAGCAAGAAATATGTCTTATTACATTTTACACACATCCTATTTTCAAAAGGCATCACAAATAGCTCCATACTTTAAAAGAGACAGAACTACTGTCTTACATGGACTTAACACCTTTGTTAATGATATTGAAGTAATACCGTTCTACATGGAGAAATATGAATCAGTAATGGATTCAATAGAATTACCTAACAACATTTACGCAAACAAATAAACCAACAATTATGTTATCTACCTTTCACTACCTATCAGAACAAGAGCGAAAACTATTCGCTGCAAAAATTATACATGAGA